AAAACATCAATTCTCCTCACATCCACACTATGGATGGTGAATCTGAGAATGAAGAAGATGACGTCCGGTTGGAGCTGCCACAAGCACCAAAGAAAACTATTGCAGAAAGCTTTAAAAGCATAATGCACTACAAGAACCATGACCCTGAGAAGATGCCGGGAGTTTTGTTTGAACTTACCGAAGAAATCACCGGGCCGATGGCTAAATCAAAACTAATCCTAAACACTCAAGACGGACGAGAAACATACGAGCAATACAAGGCAATGCTCGAGGCCGGTAAATCTATGCCTCACTCAATTGGCTATTGGGTAATTAAGTCTAGTTACGACAACGTAAGAGGTGTTACGCTTCTACATGAGATTAAGTTGCAAGAAGTTTCAACACTAACCAGACCGCCTGCTAACGAAGAGGCTGTAATGGTTGCACTTAAGTCAATGGGTATTGAAGAACTAATTAAAGAGGACAAATATTTATCCATATTACTCAACGCTCAGCTAAAAGATGCGAGCCTTGAGAAAATTGAAGCGATGCGAAAGGCTGTAATCACTGCACTTGACGAAAGAGCCGCTAAGTTAGCACTCGATGATGTGAAGCCGCAACCAAGTTTGTTCGCTCGTGCATCACAATCTTATTAATTAACACTAAAAAGTAAAAAATGAAAGAAAAAAGAATGAGGCGAAATAAAGCCTTAAAATTCACAGCGTCAATGCTACTTAGCCTTATTGGTTTGTTTGCTGTTGGTGCTGTTTTTGGTTTGTTTGGTGGCGCAATTGCTGCCGGTTTAATTTCTGCTGTTGTGCTTCCAGCATACATTAAGGATAACGACAAGTTAACCGAAACTGAAAAGAAAATGTTTGAAGCGTTACTTGAAGAGGCTGTAACATTGGCAACAAAAGCTTCTCGTGGCAACCTTAATCAAGAGTATGTAGATGGCAGAATCAATGAGATTTCGGAAAAAATGAAGTCTTATGATGAAAAACTATCTATCGACGGAGGTAAGTCTATTAGTGAGTATGTTAAGACAATCCAAGATCAAGTAGATGGATTTGAGGCTAGGTTTAAGACTTTAAATGATGCTTCAAATAAATTGAAGTCGTCTAAAGCACTTATTTATGAGGCTGTAACCGCTAACCACGAACAACTAAAGAAATCGTTTAAGGAAGGCAAGCCGCTTGAGTTGAAAGTAGCTATCGACATGAGCGAAACCGCTTCTCTTGGTGCTGGTGTTATTCTTGAATTCAGGGAGCCTGGCGTTACTGGTATCGCAAAGCGTATGCCTTGGTTGGTAAATCTATTGCCAACAAGAAACACGGTATCTCCTCTCATTTCTTGGGTTGAAGTAACCTCTGAAGATGGAACTATTGTTCCACTTGCTGAGGCGGCTAAGTTCACTCAACGTTCTTATATGTGGCAGCGTAAAACAGCCGAGGTTAAGAAGATTCCAGCCTACGGTAAAGTTACTACCGAAATGGTAGAGGATGTTGATCAGTTGGTTTCGTTTATTCAGGATGAACTATTGAGAGATCTAAGGCTTGCTTTAGATGCTCAATTGCTTTCAGGTGATGGGTTGGCTGCGAACCTTAGTGGTTTATTGACAAATGCAACCGCGTTAATCGTTCCTGCTGCGCTAAAATTGCCTACAGGTATTACTCCTAATAAATGGGACGTAATCAAGGCCACTATCAACCAGATTGTGCTTAATAATTACTATCCTGATGCTATTTTAATGCACCCTACCGACGTTACAGCGATGGAGTTAACAAGGGATAAAGATGGGCAGTATATACTTCCTCCATTTACTTCTGCTGGCGGTCTTGTTGTTAGTGGTATCAATGTTTACCAAAATTCAGGGATCACAGTTGATAACTTCGTTGTATTTGACTCGATGCGGACACCCGTTTATTACAAACGCGGAATTGAATTGAAACTTTGGGATCAAAATGGCGAGGATCCAATCCACGACATGATGACCATGACCGCCACGGTTCGAGCCTGCCTTCGCGTTAAAACCGAAGAGAAGAAAGCAATTGTTAAGGGGACATTTGCGGCTGGTGTTACAGCAATGACTACTGTATAGTTAATAGAATAAGCGATTAATCGCTAAAAGGTCTGCGGGTTGGATAAGATGGTATATCGCTAGACTCATAATCTAGAGGCCGGGGGTTCGAGTCCCTCACCCGCTACAAAATTAAACCGTTACAATTATGGTTAGAATTAGAATTATCAACGAAAAAGGCGCAGCCGGGATGAAGCTTGGTGAGGTTAGATTTGCCGAAGAGCAAAACGCTGCATTGTTAGTGGGCATAGGTATTGCAGAATACGTTGAACAAGCCGAAAATGTGGTTGAAGAGAAAAAAGAATCAACAGAAAACCAACCCGGAAGGCGTGGGCCAAAACCCAAAAACAAGTAAAATGAAAAACATTCGCATAATTAAGGCTAAAGGCTGTTTTGAGTTCGGTAAAGTTTACCCATGCCACGAAAATACTGCTCAAATGCTAATTAATGGAGGTTTTGGCGTTGAAGTTTCAGAGATTAAGGAAAAAGAACACGCAAAGCCAAAGAATAAGATTGCACCGGACGAAAGACAAGCTAACTTAGATTAACCATGCAACAATTAACCGATACAACCACAGCAATAGTTGAGCCTTTCACCATTGAAGAACTCAAGGGCTGGATGCGCGTTACTGACAGCGAAAGCGACTACATTGTAGAGAGTGCGGGTAAGTCAGCGCGTGAATTTGCTGAGAATTATACCGGTTATTCGTTAGTTGACCATGAGTTTGAATTATATGTTGAAACAACCGAAGCCAGCGAAGAGGTTGAATTGCCAATGCCTAACGTTGACGTTGTATCAAAGGTTGAATCAGTAACCTTAGAAGGAGTTAAAACTGAGATTACGCTAAATTCTGGTTACTACTTATGTGGAACCGGATTAAAAGTTGCAATTTTCCCAGTTGTCGGCCGGTATTTAATCACCTACACAACCAAGGCCAATCTAAAGGAAGGGTTAAAGTCCGTTATTAAGGATTACGCTTGTGCTATTTACGACAATAGGCCAATGATTGAGATGCAGCCAATTATTAACCGGATGAACTCATATAGGAGGTTGATGGCATGGTGAGCGCGGGCGAATTGAGGCATTCTGTTATAATTAAAGAGATTTCAGGAGTTACAAAATCTCCAATGGGAGCCGACGTAATAACTACTAAAGAATCAAAGTTATTTGCCAAGGTTGAGCCACAAGGGGCAAACGAAACAAGCCGATTGGGATTTAATTTGAATGAAACAACCTATAAGATAACCGTTCGGGCCGCCGGGATTGGTAAGATTACTGAGGTTTGCTATAATGGCACGTGGTTGAACGTTAAAGGAGTGTTTTCAGATCACTTAAATAGATACTATTCCATAATTGCAGTTGCAAAATGAAGATAAATATAACAGTAACCGGAGTTAATCAACTTGCACTGAATCTTATTGCACTTGGCAAAGGAGGTTCAAAGGCGTTGGATAATGCTATTAAGGCTACTGCTATTGAGGGTGAATCACAAGCTAAATTGGCCGAAACAGCCGTAAAAACTGCACGTTTACGTTCTTCAATTCACTCTGAGATGAAAGGCGCAACCGGATATAGATACAGTGACGATAATGGCCGTTCTTTTGATGGTGGGTTTGATACTAAGGCGAAAGAATTAGAGGCGTATGTAGGCACTAACGTAAATTACGCCGCCGGCATTGAAGCACGGTTAAACTTTTTGAATCATGCTAAAAATTACATGGCGTTAGCGTATCCTACTTTTTGCAAAAAATACACAAAGGAATACTTCACGAATGTAAGGTTACAGAAATGATAGAGGCAGTTTACATAGCGATTTTAACACTTCTAAAGGATAATGTGACTATTAACAGTAGCATTGTGCCGGTATCTAGCCTATCGCTATCAGATGCGAACTACTCTATTCAGATGTTATCATACAATGCCAATCCTACTAGCAATAAGGTTTCGAAGATTAAAAACCTTGTGGTAAATATCGATTGCGTTGTCAAAAATGGCACTCCGGACGAATTGGCCTCAATGGTTCAGCAAGTAGAGGACTTGATTAAACCGGAAGTAAACAGCAAACTTGAATTGGGTGCATCATATCACATTATCTGGATGAAAGACCCTATATACCTCAATTATGAGGATGAAATGGACGGGGGTAAATTTGTTCAGCATACGACTTTACGTTACGAAATGGAAATACAAACACTTTAACACTTAATAGAATGGGAAAAGTAAACGGTTCGACAATCTTATTCAAAATTGCAACCAAATTAATTTCTGGTCAAACAAGCGGATCGTTTCAATCTGCTATGGATATGATCGAAACAACTACAAAACAAAGCACTAACGGAGCAAAAGAGTTTATTGGTGGAGAACTAAATAGAACCTTTAGCGCGTCTGGATGCTTTGACCCTGAATCTACCGATTGGGGATTTCTTGACGCAATTACCGCACAAGCGGCAAGGACTCCAATCGCATTTGTTTACGGAGGGGTTGTTGTTGGAGACGACATTATTAGCGGAAATTGCTTGATTAGCAATATTTCAAAAGACGATCCGCAAAATGACCGATCAACGTTTTCGCTTGACTTCCAAGTCACAGGAGACATCACACAGGCGGTTGTAACTATTTAATTAACACTTATTTTTTTGTATGGGAAATATTCGAGTAATTCAGGTTGGCACAAAGAAGCTTAACTTTCTATTCACTTACCGCGCGTTCAAATTTTGCGCTAAAGAAATGGGTAATGTATCAATTCGCGGTTTTGCCGAAAGGATTCAAGACCTTCGATTTGAAGATATACCCGCAATTCTTTACGCATCGTATGAGAATGCTTGTTTTTACCAACACGAAAAGGTAAAGTTTACATACGAAGAGGCCGACTCTTGGGTGGATGAATTAGGATTTACTAAGGCTACTGAATTAGCCGCTTCGTTATCCGTTGAGTTTATTACAAACGAAAGCAGCGAGGGAAAACCAGCAAAAAAAAAGGAGCAAAAGACGACTTTACCGCAAGAGAGTTAGAGTTGGCCGCTGCAAAGTCCGGCATTAGTTGGAGTGAATTGCAGTGCATGAGTTTGGCCGAAATATCATTAAGGATTACGGCCTCGAATGAGTTAAGGCGAGAGGCGCAGTTGTCGGATTGGCAGCAGACACGCTATCTCGCCTTTACGCTTATAAGGAGTAATGGGTTTGCACAACAATCAAGTTTACCGAAAAGACCAAGTGACCTATTTTACCTGGAAGGAGACGATAAAAACAAATACAAGTTCGACCTAAAAAAAGCAATGAAACAGCGCAATAAGGCAATTAAAGCATTTGGAAAACTTTTAAATATCAATTAGAATGGCAACAGTAGTAGGAGATTTATTAGTCAAATTGTCGGCATCGGATAACGAGTTGACCGCAAAATTAGCGCAAGCCTCTACCAAGTTGCAAGGTTTTGGTGATAAAATGAAGTCTGTAGGGCAGTCAATGAGCATGTATTTGACTGCGCCCGCTGTATTGGCTGGTGGTGCTTCTATAAAAATGGCATCGGACTTTAGCGAATCTCTAAATAAAGTTGATGTTGCATTTAAGTCGAGTGCTGCAGATGTTAAGAAATGGAGCGAAACCACGCTAAAATCTTTCGGTATTGCTCAGGGAACTGCGTTAGATATGGCTGCTGGCTACGGAGACATGGCTACATCAATGGGGTTTAGCACTAAGGCCGCAGCAGACATGAGTAAAGGCATGGTTGGGCTTGCTGGAGATTTAGCTTCATTGAAAAACATAAGCATAGAGCAAGCTGACACTGCGCTTAAAGGAATATTTACAGGCCAATCGGAGGCGTTGACTACACTGGGTGTTGTTATGCGTGATGCGAATTTAAAAACATTCGCACTATCTAAGGGTATGCAGACTTCTTACGAAAAAATGGATCAGGCTCAAAAAGTTGCGCTTAGGTATCAATACGTTTTAGAGAATACGAAAAATTCTCAAGGTGATTTTGCACGAACAAGCGACGGGGCAGCGAACCAAACTCGTATGTTTGGCGAAAGGATGAAAGAATTAGGAGTTTCTTTTGG